CATTGCAAGCAATACAGGGTGTTGACCCAAAGGCCCTGATGAAAGCAGCAAGCCAGGCCCAATTACAAGATGAGTATGCTAGAGCCAGATCAAACCCAGAAAGAAGGAAATTTCTTCAGGGTCTTGAAAATAGGATCAACAACCGGCTCTCGCTATTCGGAGCCGTCTGATTCGTAAATATAGGTCTGCCCATTATTGCCAGCAAAATAGTTCCCAACCCTTGTTCTTAAGGTTGCATCATTGCTGTAAGAAAAGTCTCCGTCAATCACGGTTAGCTTTCCATTCCCATAATACATATTTCCACAAGATCCATACAAGCCACGAGGAGTTATGAATAAGGGACCATTTTGCACAACTAGCCCATTGCGTGTAATGGCAACTCCACGCCCACCGCTGAACACGGCATTGCCGGATGGGTATGTAGTTCCCACGAATTCGTCCAGATCCTCACCCATCACCGGTGCCACCAGCACCGCCATTAGGAATAGTGTTGCTTTCATGCGTAAAAAGTATAATGAGTTGGCGTGATGGTCAACACAAAAGTGAAACTTAATAACAGGCAGATTGGGGCGGTCGGTGTGGCCAGGGTGGCGGGTGCGCTGTTCAGGAACGGGTACAGCGTGCTTGTGCCGATGGAGGACTTCGGGCATGGGTATGATATTGTCGCAGAGAAAAACGGAAAGTTCTTTAGGATTCAGGTCAAGACAACCGCAAAGGCCGAGGACCGAAAACTTCATTATCGCTTTATGACATCTGGTGGAAAAAATCGAAAGACAACCTACACAAAAACCATGGTAGATTATATTGTCTGCTGGGCGATGGACGAGGATCTGTTCTGGCTTCTTGAGCCATCGGATTGCAAGGCACCAACCAAGAAATTCTATCCACAAACAGGCTCATCATGGCGAATCATAAGCGATCTCTGACCCCCAAGCAGGCTTGGCGGCTGTTCGAGGATGCCATTAAGGATACTGATGATATTGAGAAGGCTGCCGAATGGATACGCAGGCACCCGCAGGTTGCCAGGAAGATGACCGGTGCTGGGTTATTAGCCTGCTTTGACGAGGACATAAAAAAGTATTGACTCATTTTTGACACGCCCCCAATGTGGGGCATGGCAATCAATTCAAGACGCAAAGGCGCGGCAGGCGAGCGGGAGTTCGCATCATACCTAAGAGAGCAAGGCTGGCAGAAGGCTAGGCGCACCCAACAATATGCCGGTGATCCCGAAGGCGGTTCCGGGGATGTGGTCTGCGCGAACTTCCCATTTCATTGCGAGGTCAAGCGTTGCCAGCAGATCAAGCCAGAGCAATGGATGACGCAGGCCAAGGGCGATGCGCCGGAAGGAAAGATTCCGGCGGTGTTCTTTCGCCGCAACGGAGAGAAGAAGTGGCTGGCCATCATTGAGGCCGACGACCTTTGCGAGATCGCACGCCATATCGCACCACCCAATTTCACCGTGGACATAGTCCATACCGCACCAGTTGCCACGACCGTAGCCCAAGGATTTGTAATGCCTTCCACCCCACTAAACCCAAACCAAATATAGAAAGGTAAAATAATATGAGCCTAACCATCAGTGAAACATCCAAAAACACGGAACGTCAGTTGCCCGAAGCCGGAGCGACCGTGGGCGTTCTATTCAGCCTAGTCGATCTCGGAACCCAGGAAGTGACCTGGGATGGCGAGACCAAGTGTACCCCCAAACTCCGCCTGGCTTTCGAGTTGCCTGAACAGGTGATCGAAGGCGAGGTGACTGAGAATGGCAAAACCACCAAAGTGACGAAGCCGATGGTCGTTTCCATCGAACTCACCCGCAGCCTTGGCGAGCGTGCGACCCTGCGTAAACACCTTGAGACTTGGCGCGGTCAGGCGTTCACCAGCAAAGAACTTGCCAGCTTCAGCCTCAAGAACCTCTTGGGCAAGGCTTGCTTGCTTACGTTGGTTCACAAGACCAGCCAAGCCGGACGAAACTACTGCGCGATCCAAGGCATCGCCAAGTTGCCCAAGTCGATGAAGGCTCCGGCCACCACCCAAAACAGCCAGGTGTTCTACGAGATCGAGCAGGGTGAGGGCGGTCAGTTTGGCGAACTGCCGGAATGGCTTCAAGAGAAGATCCGTTCCAGCAAAGAGTTGTCCGGTGCGTCTTCGGCACCGCAGGTCAAGGCTGCCACCAACACTGACGCGGACGGCAACCCGATGCCGTTCTAATCAGATGGCTCTTACCCTAACCCAGAAAGAGCCATCGACCGCTAAACTCGTTCAAACCGAGTCTAGCGGCCATTGGTACAAAGAAAATGGCGAGTCCGCCCACGTCATCATTGGTAAGAACGGAAACGAGCGAAGCACCACGGTGGCAGATGCCCGCAAGATGGGGTTGCTTCCATCGGTCACGAGCGTCCTGGGCATCATGGACAAGCCGCAACTCACGGCATGGAAGATCGAGCAGGCCATCATGTCCTCGCTCACGCTTCCAAAGGAGGACGGTGAAACACTCGAAGAGTATGCGAAGCGGGTCGTCAAAGACTCGAAGCAATCCACAACCAAGGCGGCGGAACACGGCACGAAAATGCACGAACAAATGGAGCATATCCTACTTGGACGTGATTGTTCCAAAGACCCGGAACTCCAGCCGTATATCAAGACGTTTAGAGAGTGGGCTGAAGACAATATCGAAAGAACCTATTGGTGCGAAAAAGCACTGGTTGGTGCTGGTTACGCTGGACGATGCGATGCCTACGTCAAGCTGAAGGGAATCGGAGACGCGATCATCGACCTCAAAAACCGCAAGGTAAACCCGAAGTACGATCCGTTCTACGATAGCGACTGCGCCCAGCTTTGGGCCTACCGCATTGCGTCCGAGAACCCCAAGGCAGCGTGCGTCTCGGTGGTCCTGGCGGCCAACGATCCCGAAACGCTGGTGATACACCAGTGGAGCGAGGAGGAACTGCACGAAGCCGGAATCGCCTTCAGTGCCATGCTCAAGGTCTGGGCGTGGTCAAAGAAGTACAACCCACCGGGGATGAAACTATGAAGCCACCCACCATAGAAGAACTTGGCAAAGCCGCCGAGGATATAACGTGGCGCGTTATGGGCAAAGGCTCGGAGAAATCCGCCTACGGAGAATGGTTTCATGTTGACAAGCCGGTGCATGATTACCATATAGGTCGTGCTATGCGTCACTTGTCCACGGCCATGTTGCAGTTGCAGAAGTCAACGCCTTGCCCGGACAACAACGGGGAAACGGCTGCGGATCACCTCGAAAGGGCTTTGGTCCGCGCCTTGTTTGCCTGGGCGCAAATCAAAAAGGAAGTACCACGACTATGAAGAAAATAGAGGACATCAAAGTAACATTCATCTGGGGAGGCCGCGAAGTCACGGCATGGGGCGATTGCGATTACAAGACGCACCGCATTGACATCGGGCCGCAGGGTTACCGCGAACACGTCATTGCGGACGTCCCATATGATATGTCGATCTCGCGTATCACGGTTTGCCACGGTGACGCAGACATCGCCAACCCCGAGCCGGAACTGCTGGAATTTGCCGAGCAGCTTCTCATGGAGGAAGCCGACGAACAACTTTGCGAGGTGGCATGAAGAAAGTTGTAGTCACCCAGGCTTTCGGGGACGATTGGCTGGAGGTTCTCAAGCTGACCAAGCCGCGCATGGAGGAGTATTGCCGCAGGCACGAACAGGACTTTATCTCCATCGAGAAGCCGCTGGCGCACCCTGTCCAGTACAGCAAGCTTATCATCCCGCACCTGATGACGACCAAGGGCTACGATGTCGTAACCTTCCTTGACGCTGATGTGCTGGTCGCGCTGGACTGCCCTGACATCTCCAAGGATGTCGAGAAGTTCTGCGCCTTTGACGAAGGTGCCTACCTTGACCGCAAGCCGGGAATGACGGCACTGGCCAAGGCTTTTGGCTACAAGATCGAGCCAAGGTTCTACGTCAACACGGGTGTTTTTGTGGTGACAAAGAGCGTGGCCGGTATCTTTGCCCAGCCGCCCATAGGATTGTTCCCCAATCATTTTGCCGAACAGACCTGGATGAACATTATGGCGCACCTGTGCGACCTGGACCTTCAGGAGCTTGATCCGTCCTTTAACTGCATGACCAGCGTGGAAGAACATTTCGGGCTGAACCGATATATGGATGCCCAGATGATCCACTACGCCGGACAATCCAACGACATGGCCAAGCTTCGCGGCCAGATTGAGGCTGACATCAAGAAGCTGGAAGAGGAGATCCGATGACCCCGGTCAAGGTAATCCCGCATGGAGACAAGTGGCGGGTGGTGACGGAGTTGATGGAGAATCCGGTTGGTCCACGCCTATGGGGTGCCGATCCGCCAAACGGCTTGCCACCGGCTGATGATATTTTTGACGACAAGCAGAACGCTCTGGATGCGGCGCGACTATGGAACGCCTATTCGGCCTGGGCTGAAAATCATTCTGGAAGGAAAAAGAAATGGTCAAAGCTGAAGCGAACC